ATTTCCTTGTTTCCAGCTTGACTATCCAGTCAGGCATTAAAGTCTGGTGGGCCGCACCAGTACGGTTTACAAATTACCTTCAGACACCCAAGTAGCAGCCGCGCCGGTTCCAGCAACTGTACAGGCCCAGCCTTTAGGCTGTCCCACAATTGGGTTTGAATTTATACATCTGTCACCAACAGCCCATGTATCTACGGTTGGAACCGCTGGCCCAGCAACAATTTTTAATTGCCCGTAGAACCCGATTAAACGATTGCCTGTTGATTTTCCTAGTGCAAGGTATGTGTTGGGTGCAAGATTACCGTTGTTTTGGCCCAATGCACCTGTTGACCCGCCAGCCGCTGCACTCCAGGTAAACCAACGAATAGGGCCAAGACTTGTTAAATAATTATTGTTGTAATAAATCTCAGTTCCATCCATGCTAATAAAATAGCCATCTACGGGAACAGACGAAATAAGATCAATGATTCTTAAATTATTGAATATGCTGCCGTTTAACAACGCCACCCAATCGCGGTTTGCAATTCCAACATCTGTTCCAGCAGACTGAATCATTGTGCAGTTGCGAAAATTGACCAGTATGAATGAGCCTAATTTTTGCCTTCCAGCCTCAAAAATACAATTATCAAATTGCACATTTCCGCCACCGCCAGAATCAACTAAAAGACCACTACCGTTGTAGGTTAGACCGCCAAACCCGTAGGCTACAAAGTCAGTAATTCTGCAATCAACAAATTTATTGGCTAAATTAGAGTCAGTTGCCGAACCAAAGGTATTTACCATTGACCCAACAATTAAGCAAGAATTAAAAACCATCTGAGGTTTTTTAGGCCAAATAGAATAGTTTGTTGTGCCAACAAATTTACAGTCATTACAAGTAATGTCAGCCGAATCTCCACTATCGGCCAAAAATCCAACTCCCACGTTAGCAATAGCTTCACAGTTGTTAAACACAAGCCTACGGACTACGCCGCTTTCAGCTTCAATATCAATGCCTGCGGATGGGCCAGAATTAAAAGTGCTTCGACCAGTAAAGTTAAATTTACTGTCGTTTACCGTAATGCCAGTACCTCCAACAATTGAAATTCCTTGCCTAGCGTTGTACTCACTGACAATGTTAGTCAGTGTTGTTGGTCTTGCCGGGTCTGTAGCTGTCTGCCCAATCCAGCCCAAAACTATACCGTCAAGGGCATGGTGATGTGTGTATACGTTTTCAATGCTAAGAATTAAATTACCGTAAGCAAGAATTCCATAGCTGATACATTGATAACCTGTATCACCCCAAGTTCCACCCAATGCGATGTTTTGAATGTTGCCATCAAGTTCGCAAGAACCTGTTATGGTCACATTTTGGTTATCTTCAATGTCAATGAAAACGCCCACATCAGCCGCATAATCTGCGTTGGTAAACGGCATTGATGCTGGGTTATAAACCGCGCCAGTTACAGGATTAAAAGAACCAAACTTTAAGCCATTGGCAAGTTTAAGTTTTGCACCCTGAAATTCAATGACAACTGGGTTGGTGCAGTTACGGATGTTGATAATCCTAGCGCCACGGTAAGAATACCCTTGACCAAAAGCGCCTGCAAAGGTTTGCGATCCAACAGTGTAAGTACCGGCAGGGATAACTAGTTTACCACCATCATTTGTTTGTATAACGGCTGAAGCTGCTTGAAAAGCTGCGGTGCTGTTTGCAACACCTGTAGGGTCTGCGCCGTAGTCAAGCACGTTAACTGGAGCACCAGTAATCATTGAATAAGAAACTTTCGTGAGGGACATTTTTATTCCTTTACAGCTTATGCTGTCTGGTAAACAATCATTCCGTCAATAATGAAAGTAGAAAACAAAGAATTAGCTATGGCATTTCCATTATTGAGTAGCGGTTGAAAGGTGGATGTACCTTGCCCGTTTGCAAAATTAAATGTTAACGATGAATTAGTAAAACGCATTCCACCGCCTTGCTGTTCTTGGTTTCCGCCGTTTTTACTTGCAAAAGGTAAACCCCCAAAAAAAGATGCACTAGCGTTTGCAGTTACTGGAAAAATTATCCTAAATGTGGCAACTACAAGTCTTCCTGTTTTTGTGTAAAAACCAGCGGCAGTTGTAAAAGATAGAGCAGCACCACTGGTATCAGTAGGTGTCCAAGTACCTTCTTCATAGTCAGCCAGCAACTCGCTTGTGCCTGCGCCTGATGTGGCAGAAAAGTCAATGCCTTTGCCTGCTGTGCCGATGACTAGGTTGCCTGTGGACAGGGTAACGTCACCAGGCAAGGTGATTGGCGTTGCAATCTGGCTGGCGTTGATGACTGAGGTTGTGGCTTTTAACATGGCAATTCCTAGTTGTAAACAACTTCAATAATGGATGTGTATGGCGGTGCTTGGCTGAACGTTACCGTGCCACTGGTTACGGTGTAGGTGTTGCGGTTTTGATACACACCGTTGATGTAAATAGCAGTAAACCCATCATCTACTGCAAAAGCGGTTGTTGTCCCATCACCAGTATGGTCAGTAACTGACAGATTGCTGCCATTGGTTGAAATATTGTCTACCGTCCAAATCAACACGCCAACGCTGGTGTACAAAGCCAGTTTATAGCTTGCCGTTCCAAGCCACACATTAGCCTCGCCACGGCTGTCTAGGATAATGGGGTTAGTGTTGGCAGTGTTGCCTGTGGAATCGGTGTAGGACGTCAATGGAGTTGTTGTACCGGCGGCATAGGTGTACAGCTTTCCGCCCACCAGCGGTGCGCCATTGGCGTCAAAAAATTGCAGCTTGGGCGTTGGGGCTAAAGATGTTGTACTCATGCTAAGAACCTCAACTTGTAGAGAGTACGCAGATAAATCTCAACAATGTTGTCAATCAACTGCTGAAGAGAACTGTCAGATTTATCGCACACTTCATAGCGTACTTTTTCAATCTCGTCCAACTGGCTTTGAAGAAACTCAATAATGTTCGCCGTTTTCTTGTTGTTGCCCAGCGTAATCTGACCCATCAGGCCATACCGGCCTTGGTAGGCTTCAGCAAAATCATCAGCAGCACCCACAATACGCTCGTAAAAAATATTGAGCGCAACGTGTTTGGAGTAGCTGCGGGTATTCAAATGAACGCTGTGCGCTACATCACGCGCCAGAAACAGCATACCTACAAATTCATTGCCTTTCATTGTGGCATCTCCTGTGGTTGCATTTCCATTTCTGGCATACCAATATCACGCCCTGGCATTTCGTTGATCAGGTCGCCGCTGGTGATCATGCCGTGGATTGTACCTAGCACCACCTCTTGCACCTGTTCTGGCGTCATAGCAGCCGACAAGGCAGTCATGCGCTTGGTTTCAGCATCGTATGCCTTGACCTCCGCCTCAAATTCTTTGACCTTCAGCGTCTGCGCTTCCATTGACTGTTGGACGTTTTGCAACATTTCTTGCATTTGCTGCATCTCTTGCCCCATCGCCTGCATCTGCATATTGGCAGCTTGCAGGGCCGGGTCTTCATCGTCGCTCAAGAGTTTGGGGTCAATGGTCTTAGCCAGCCGTTTAGCCAACTCATCCGCACCAGGCCAGTCCATTGCCTTGACAAACAAGTCGCCTGCAATCTGCATAAGCGCAGGGTTGCCTTGCAGCAATTGGGCCATTTCTTCTCGTGTCTCTTGGCGTCTGGTGCTGTAGCTTGGGCCGGTGGTCACCACCACATCGTACTTGCCGACATTGGGGTTGTAAATCTTGTCAATCTCAATACCCTGCTGGTCAACAATCCGTTTGACCGGCTCCTGCTGCGACGGGTCAATCTTTGCCATGTCCGTGTCGCCATCTTCGCCAATAATCCGCGCAATACGCTGGGTATCGTAGATTTTAGGGATCATGTCCACCAGTTGCCGGGTCACGTAGCGGATAGCCCGAGCCAAGTTGTCAACATAGTGGTAAGTACCAACGTCACCCTCGCGCTGACGGGCCAAAATAGCCTTGCCGCTGCGCTCGTTGCCGCCCATACCCAGACTAGCGTTGTACTGCCCTGTGGCCGATTTGATGTCCTCAGACGCCCCTGATTTGGCTTGCAAAAGGCCAGTAGAAGCCATTGGTGGCTGCGCGCGTTGGGGTAGTGGCAGGCTTCCACCAGCACCGTCAGTCACATCGGGATTGACCTCAAGGTAGGGCCAGTTGGTGGTGTTGGCAGTCTTCCACTGAGTCTCGTAACCCTCAAACTGCCCACCGTAGCCAATAAACGGGGCTTTGGGCGCCAGGGCCAGCATCTCGGCCTCTTGGCTTACCCAATAGTTGTACATCCGCTGGGCGTCTTTGGCATTCCGCACCAGCCCAGAGACATAAATCTGCCCGTCAACCTCAAACTCATTGCCCACCACCCGCACAATGGGGATGTACTTACCCGCCCAATCGCGCTTCTCCAGCACTTCGTAGCCGTTGGTCTTGACCCAGCAAACTTTCTCCCGCTGCACAACCCGGTTCTTGAACGGCTTGCCGTAGAGTGCTTTTAGTTGCTTGTCATCAGGCGTGTTGTTAAACGCCGTGATGTTGTTGGGGTACAGGTTTAGCGTCTCAGGCTTGTACTCTACGTAGAAATACTCAGCAATCCGGACTGTCTCGTCCCGCAGCCATTGCGTCAGGTCTTGGTCGCCAATGCCAAGGGATTGCAAGCTGCTGATGGGCGCAGCGTCTGGGTACAGGCGCTCGTACTCGTCCTTGGGTACATCGTCCGTAACAAAGCACCACCGCGCATCCGCACCGCATGGGTCTTGGATAGCAGGATCCATAAACACCGAAAATGAGTTCCGAACCCGGCCAATTTTCAGTTCTTGGTCAAAGCTGTTCTCGTCGCAATATTCAGTTAGTACGCGAATGTAGCCTTCGCCGTAGGTTACTTGGTTTTCGCAAGCGGTGTCATAAGCCGTGTCGGCGTCACTGATGTACTCAATGTGCCGCACAATGCCGTTGAATATTTCTGCCATCTCAGGGTCAGCAACATCATCGGCAGGGATTACTTTGCCGCTAGGCTTGTTGTACCGCTGGTCGTTAGTAACCTGGCGAACGTGCTGCGGCAGTTTGTTAATAGTCAGGCAAGGACGGGCGTTGATAGTCTGCCCTTGCACCGCCCCGCGAGTCGCCAGTACGTCAGCAGGCCACTGCCACTGATTGTCCGGGCTACCCGCCATAAACCGCAGGTCATCCAGTTCGTTGCTGCGCGAGTCGCTGTAGGCATCCACCGCCATTGTCAGGCGTGAGCGCATGGTTGCCAGCATATCGCGCTGGTCGTCCTTCTCGCCCGGCCCACCGCCGACGTTGGCAACCTGACCAACCTTGTTGATGCCGGTGTAATCAGCCATTACTTTTTCTTCTCCGCTTGTTTCTTAACAGAGTAAGCTATCGCCACTGCCTGCTTCACCGGCTTGCCAGCCTTGACCTCGGCCTTGACATTAGCCGTAAACGCCTTGGGGGTAGGTGACTTTTTGAGTGGCATGGTTATTTCTTCTTAGCCGTCTTGGCAGAGTCTTTAAAGTCCTTGGCAGTAGGCGCTGCCTTGCTGCCGACTTTGTTCATCTTCTCGCCAGAGCCAGCTTTGATGCGCTCTTGTTTAGCGTGAATGTTGGCATATAGGCCGGGTTTAGCTGATTTCATATTAGCACTTCCATCGTTTAAGGGCCGCTTTGGCCCGTTCGCCATCTTTGGCATTAGCCGCTACCGCGCCCATCCGGGCACAAAACGAATCCTTGCGGCCCTGGTCGGCCTTGGTCTTTGGGTTAGGCGCAGGCGCCTTCAAGTTAGAACCAGTAGCCGCATTGTACTTTTCCCGCCCCTTGGCAGTCAAACCAGCGCCTTTGGACACCGGCAGCTTCTCGCCACGCCCGACTGATAGAGATACGCTTTTCTTAGTCATGACCCCATCCATCCAGTTGATACCGCCGAATAGTCAGAGTACCTGCGAGGGGTCGCCTCACGATACTCACGATGCGCCACAGGGAAAGCAAACGTCACACAGATCGCATCCGCAGCATCTGGACTGGCTAAACCCCGTGCTTTCATCTCTTTCTTGCTCTCCAAGAAGATCGTACCCCGTGAATCAGGCTTCATAAGGGGGCTAATTAAATCTGTCTTCAAAAACCTATCGTGCGGAATACTAGCAGATTTCAACCACGCTTTCATATCCCCCCACATCTGCGCCCTCATATTTCCATACATTATCGGGTTTTTGGACTTGTTCCCAAAGTTTACACCCTTGATCTTGTACCGCTGCTCCTTCAACCTATCCACAATCCCTGCCCCCAACCCACCCTCATCAATCACCACCATCGCAGGCTTGTACTCTTCCATTGCCTCAATGATATGCCCCACCACAGTCATGGTGTCATCGCCCCTGTACTTCTTAATCGCCACAATATCCCGCCCCTGCCGTATCGCAATCACAGTCGCATCCGCCCCAAACCGCGCAGGATCCACACCAATAATGATAGGTGCCGTCCCATCCTTGTACTTTGGCCGCTTCATGGCCTCATCGACTACGTCGCTAGGTATAAACTGGTCATCCCCCGCCCGTGGAAACTCACCGTACACCTCAACGTGCGCCTGGGCACTGTCTGGCCCGTACTCCGCAATGATCCGCTCATAAACCGCCTTGTCCGTCCCCTCCACCGTCCGCGCATCTACCACCTTAGTCGCCCAAAAGTCCCGCTTTGAGTGAAAAGTCTCGTAAAAGTACCCCGTGTTGCGCCGTGGGTTAGAAAACGCCAGCCAAAAACGATTCGGCGTGTTCTCTGTAAAGAATCCACCAGTGACAGACCAGATCGAGTCGTCAATAC